ATCTGGTTTGAAAACATCAAAGGATATCAAAAAGATAGATTTGTTAAAGAAAAATTTACAAAAAATTAATTCTATAGGTGGAATATCAGCAATTGTTCCAACAGAGGGATTGGTTTTTAAATATAAAGGTAAAATGTATAAATTTACAGGTGCATATGCTCCTGTAAACCAAATTTTGGGTGCATTGAAGTTCTAAGGTGATATATGGGTTATAGTAGTGATAATGAAAGACAAAATAAGGTTCTTGGTGATTTAATTAGTGGAAAAACACCTGAAAAAAGAGTAATGGTTGGTTATGAGGGTGAAAAACAGATAACAACTGGTGATAAGATATCTGAGTTATCTGATATTATGAAAGATGCTAGGATGCCCTGGTTTTGTCCTAATTGTAAGAAGACAATGAAAAAACGGTTAGATAATAAGATGTGGTTATTGTATAATCATTGTTTTGATTGTCAAATTGATTTTGAAAACAAACTTCGTATCAAAGGTGAATATGAAGGGTGGGAAAACGGTAAAGTAAAAAGAAATCAAAAAGCATATCTTGAAGATTTGTTAGTATCTTTAGATGAGTGGAGAAATACTAAAATAGAGTTTCAAGAACAAGTTGGTGCTAAAGATATTGAGTTGGAAAAAGAAAAATGGACACAAAATCAAGAACAAGTAAAAGAAATGGCTGATAAAGCTGAAGAATTTATAAGAAAAACATTAAAAGAAATAGACTAACTATTTATATATATGAAGAAGAAACTTTACTTTAAGAAAAACGACTACTATCTTGTACCTGGAAAAACTTGTAATGAGGTGCGTGATGTTTTAACTGATATGAAACAGTTAGCTAGAATGTATTTACTTGATATTGAGGGTTTGACAAGAGATAGTGAAAGATATGTAGAAGCGATGGATATTTTTGAACTTGTAATAGATAGATTTAGTGAAATCCAAAGCTTTGATTCTTTAGAGTTAGGTGGAATGAGAGAATCATATACTTTTAACGAATTATTAGAATCTGCTGGCGTAAGAAAAGTCAGTAGTTAATAGGAGAATAATATGGCAATAGGACATACTTCGGGATCTATGAACGTTCATCCAACTGATTACGACCAGTTTCAGAAATTTGGACATCCTGGAAAATATAGTTCATTGAAGATAGTGAACAATGCAACAGGTAGTTTTACGGGTTCTGATTATGGTGCAGGAGCACTTATTGTTGGAGAAAGTTCTACAACTGGACACGCTAAGTTATCAGGTGGTGGGATAGTAGATCTTGCACATTTAACAGTTGGAACACAATACGACTTTTCACTTACAGAAGTAGCTTGTAATACAAAAACAGTTTATGTTCTGAAACGTAATCCAAAGATAAGCTAGTGGATAAGAACTATAAAGAGATTATAAAGAAAGAATATGTAAGATGTGCAAATGATCCAGTATATTTCTTAAAGAAATATTCATTCATTCAACATCCCATAAAAGGTAAAATACCATTTCATCTTTATGATTTTCAGGAGAAGGTTGTAGAAGAATTTATACAGCATAGATTTCAAATTATATTGAAAGCTAGGCAATTGGGTATATCTACATTAACTGCTGGATATTCTTTATGGATGATGACGTTTCACCAAGATAAAAATATTTTGGTTATTGCTACAAAACAAGAGGTAGCAAAAAACTTGGTTACTAAAGTTCGTGTGATGCACGCAAACTTACCAAGTTGGTTAAAACAACCTTGTGTTGAAGATAACAAGTTAAGTTTGAGATACAAGAATGGTTCTCAAATAAAAGCTGTATCAAGTGGTGAAGACAGTGGTCGTTCAGAAGCACTATCTTTATTAATACTTGATGAGGCAGCATTTATTGATAAAATTGATACAATATGGGCAGCAGCATCTCAGACATTATCAACTGGTGGACAATGTATAGCATTATCTACACCAAATGGTGTTGGTAATTGGTTTCATAGAACTTGGGTTGACGCAGAAGATGGATTAAATGAATTTAATTTCACAAGACTTCATTGGACGGTTCATCCTGAGAGAGGACAAGAATGGAGAACTGAACAAGATAAATTGTTAGGTCCTGCATTAGCGGCTCAAGAATGTGATTGTGATTTTATCACTTCTGGACAAAATGTTATTGATGGTATTATTTTAGAAGAAATGAAAAATACTACGTGTAAAGATCCTATCGAAAAGCGTGGTATTGATAGTAACTTGTGGATTTGGGAGCCGCCAAATTACACAAAAGATTATATAGTGTGTGCTGATGTTAGTAGAGGAGACTCTACAGACTATTCTGCTTTTCATGTTATAGATTTAGAAGATTGTAATCAAGTAGCAGAATATAAAGGTAGAATATCTACAAGAGACTATGGTAATATGTTAGTGAACATAGCTCAAGAGTATAATGAAGCACTACTTGTTGTGGAGAATAACAATATTGGTTGGGCAGCAATCCAACAGATAATTGACAGAGATTATCAGAACTTATTCTACACATCAAAAGATTTAAAGTATGTTGATACTGAAAGGCAAATAACTAATAAGCACTATAGAGAGGAAAGACAAATGGTGCCTGGTTTTACAATGTCTATGAAGACAAGACCATTAGTTATAGCAAAATTAGAAGAATTTTTTAGAGAAAAAGCTGTTCACGTTCAATCGCATAGATTGATAGATGAATTGTTTGTTTTTATTTATAATGGACAGAAAGCAGAAGCAATGCAAGGATACAATGATGACTTGGTAATGTCTTTTGCTATGGGATTGTGGATAAGAGAAACTGCATTGAGATTGAGAGCAGAGGGTATTGAATTATCAAAAAGAACTCTCTCAAATGTAAATGCACATCAGGGGCTTTATACTCCTGAAGAGAACAAAAATGATTCTTGGAATTGGAAACCTGGTGTAGGTGAAAATAGAAAAGATGAATCATTAGAATGGCTACTTAATTAAAAGAGGTAAATGATGGCTGATAAATCATTATTTGGAAGACTACAACGACTATTTTCAACAAATGTAATTGTTAGGAATGTTGGTGGTAAGAAACTAAAGATAGCTGATACAGATAAAATTCAGCATATAGCAAAAAACAATCTTATTGATAGATTTCAGAAATTGTATTCTGGTTATGGTGCTTCCGTAACTTCGGATGCAGTTCACAAGAAAGCATTAAGGTTGGGTTTATTTAAAGACTATGAATCGATGGATAGTGATGGTATCGTTTCTTCAGCATTAGATATATACGCTGATGAATCAACAATGAAAAGTGAATACGGAAGTGTTTTAGAAATAACAACTGATAACGACAATATTAAATCAATACTACACAATTTATTTTATGATGTATTGAATATTGAATTTAACTTGTGGCCTTGGGTTCGCAATATGTGTAAATATGGTGATTTCTTTTTACAATTAGAAATCAATGAAAAATATGGTATTACCAATGTATTACCACTTTCAGCATATGACGTAGCTAGGGTAGAGGGTCTTGACGAAGAAAATCCACATTATGTTAAGTTTGTATTGGAACAAGGTGGAGATCAACATTCATCATACAGTACTCAGAAACCTCATCAAATGGAATTAGAAAACTTCGAGGTAGCACACTTCAGATTACTTTCAGATTCTAACTTCTTACCTTATGGTAAGTCGATGATTGAACAGGGTAGAAAAGTTTGGAAACAATTATCTCTAATGGAAGATGCTATGATGATTCACAGAATTATGAGAGCACCTGAGAAGAGAGTTTTCCAAATTGATATTGGAAACATTCCACCACAAGAAGTTGACAATTATATGCAAAAGATTTTGAATAAGATGAAGAAGACACCAATTATCGACCAAGCAACTGGTGAATATAATCTAAAATATAATATGCAGAACATAACAGAAGATTTCTTCTTACCTGTTCGTGGTGGAGATAGTGGAACAAGAATTGATTCACTTCCTGGATTGGCGTATGATGCAGTAGAAGATATTGAGTATCTAAAGAATAAAATGTTAGCAGCACTTCGTGTTCCGAAAGCATTTCTTGGATATGAAGAATCACTTGGAAGCAAAGCAACACTTGCAGCAGAAGATGTAAGATTTGCAAGAACAATTGAAAGAATACAAAGAATTACTGTATCTGAATTGACAAAGATAGCTATTGTTCATTTGTATTCACGAGGTTATCAAGACGCAGACTTAGTTAACTTTGAATTAAATCTTACAAATCCATCTACAATTTATGAAACTGAGAAAGTTGAATTATGGAGTGCTAAAACACAATTAGCATCTTCAATGTTACAAGATGGTATAGTTTCTACAGAATGGATTTATAAAAATGTATTTAATTTTACAGAAGATAAGATTAAAGAGATGGATAATGAAATTGTATTTGACTATAAACAAAAGTTTAGACGTTCCCAAATAGAAAATGAGGGTAACGATCCTGCAAAGAGTGGTGAAGCACAAGGAACACCATCAGATGCGCAGGCAGGTAGAACAGGACATGAATTAGACGATGAGGGTGGTTCACCTCCAGGTGGTTGGAATGGTGCAGGAAGACCAAAAGAGGGTGGTAAATATGGACAAGATAGTGGTGCAAGAGGTAGAGATCCATTAGGTAAAGTTGATAGAAAAAAACAATACAATCCAAGTTTAGCACTAGCTCATTTCGATGGTTTGAAACAGAATATGAAAAAGTTTTCCAAAAAAGACTATCAGTTGATAAATGAGGCTGAAAAGATTGAAAATGAATATAAAGAAGAACTTAAAGACGCAAAATTAAAGTAATTTTTTATATTTTTATATTTATATATGACATACTTAACGCTGGAGCATTTTAATGTTAAATAAAAAAATGAAACACAACAAAATCAAGAATACTGGTATTCTTTTTGAGTTGTTGACAAGACAAATTACAGTGGATTTAATGGAATCTGATAGTTCCAAAGCTGTAAATATAGTAAAAAAGTATTTTAATAGTGGCACACATCTTGGTAAAGAATATGAGTTATATAAAATACTTACAGAAACTAAATACACTACTGAGTCTCGTGCTGAAGCATTGATTGATGCTGTTATGAGTAGTAGAAAGAAGTTAAATAATTCTTCTATTAAGAGAGAAAAATACAATCTCATCAAAGAAATCAGAGAATGCTATAATGAAAAAGATTTCTTCAATACAAAAATTAACAATTATAAAGTTTTAGCGTCAATTTATAACTTGTTCCAACATAAAGAACAAAATATAGCTCCAGACAAGTATGTTGCAACAAAATATACAATCGTAGAAAATATAACTGCTGATTCTAAAGTTTCAAAAACCAACAAAACATATGACTATCTCAAAAAACAAGAAAAAGATTTGAGAATGTTAGCATATGCTACATTAGTAGAGAAATTCAATAAAAAATATTCCAACTTAACTGAAAAACAGAAAACATTGATTAAAGAATATATTAATAATATTTCTAATACAAATAAGTTAAGAGAGTATGTCGATAGTGAGGTTGAAAAAGTAAAAGATACTCTTAAATCTCAAATTAAAAAAGTGGATGATAAAGTTACACAAATTAAACTAACAGAGGTTATGAATCAAATTGATGGTTTGAAAAAAGGTAAAGTTGTTTCTGATAAGCAGGTTGTTTCTATGATGAGGTATTACCAACTTATTGGGGAGATTGATAATGTCGCAAACTAAATTTGATGAACTTAAAGAAACAATTCGTTCACTAATCCAACAGGACTTAGACGAAGCATCTGTAACAGGTGCTATTGATGGTGGTGAAGGTCCTCCTAAGACACCATTTGCTTTTAGTGGTAAAAGAAAAAAAGATAAAAAGAAAAAAGAAAGTATAGCAAACCAAAGTGGTTATACGATGGAAGCTAAGTTTCATGTCAAAGTTGCTGATTTAGGTAGTGTTTTAGTTGATGCTGGTTCTAAGGGTGAAGCTAAAATGATTGTTGCAAAACAACTGAAGAAACGTAAAGATATTGTAAGTGTAACGAGAGTTGGAGTTTCTAAAGCAAAACAAGTTGATAAGAAACTTGAATCCGTAAATGAAGGTAAATACCACGATTACAGAAATGACAAATCTTTAACACCAAAACAAAAGATTGGTCGTTCTATGATGGAAGTTCGTGATACTTTAAAACAATTAGAAAGTATAGTCGCTATGAATATTCGTTTGAAGAATGAAGTAGGAGTTGATTCTACATCCTATTGGAAAAGAACTCATACGGCTATGAAAAAAATTAGTGAAAGGTTAGTTAAATTAGCTAATAAAGTCGGACAACTACATTAGTTGTAATGAAGCTAAAACAAAAACCAAAGTGGGAGCACTTTAAATTTCAACTTATTTATAAGTTGCTTGATGTTATAGAACTAACCAAAAAATTTTGTAAAGAATCCCTAAAAAGCGGGGATAGAAAAAGTTTTAATAAAATTGAAGCTCTTGGTAAAGTAGATAAACTTATCGAAGAGTTAGAGGAAATTAGAACTGAAATAATTAAAGTAAGAAGTTAAGGATACAATCATGAGACAACTCATAGTAGATTATTTACCATTTGAAATACAACCATCACAAATCAACGAATCCATGAAAGAGAATGGTGGAAAATTAATTGTAAGTGGTATTTTACAGAGAGCAAATGCTGAAAATCAGAATGGTAGAATTTACCCTAAAGAGATTTTAGTAAGAGAAGCAAGAAAGTATAACGATACTTTTATAAGAGAACGTCGCGCTATGGGTGAACTTGACCATCCAGAGAGTTCAGTAGTTAATTTAGCTAATGTATCTCATAATATTAGAGATATGAAATGGCAAAATGACGATTTGATAGGAACTGTAGAGGTATTACCGACTCCCGCAGGTAATATTCTAAAAGAATTATTTAAATCAGGTATTAAATTAGGTATATCTTCAAGAGGTATGGGTTCAGTAGAAACTATAGATGAAGATGAAAAAGGAAAACAAACAGTCGCAGTTCAGCCTGATTTTGAACTTATTGCTTTTGATTTTGTATCCAATCCTTCTACACAAGGTGCTTTTTTACACCCAACAAATGAAGGTGTTATTAATGAAAGCGCTAGAGTTAATGAAAGAAATCCAAACGAATGTGGTCAGTGGTGTAAAGTAGAATCAATAGCAAATGATATCATTAGGGGAATGTAATGCCAAAGTATACGCAAAAAATGTGGGCTGAATGGAA